CAACAATTCATCGGCTTGCCTGGTGCTGTTGACGATGGCACAACCTTGGCTACCTACGGTAACATCAACCGTAGCACCTACACATGGTGGAAGTCCAAGCAATACGCCGCTGGTGGTGTCAACCCAACTCGTCAAAACATCTTGCAATACATCTCCGGTACTGTGAAAAACGGTGCAGAGATGCCTTCATTTGGTGTTTGCGGATTTGGTACATGGACATTGTTGGCTCAAGACTTTGTTGGTCAAGAACAATATGTCATCACCCCAGGATCCGGTTTTGATTCCGACAGCAACGGCCCTCAAGCTGCTTTCCGCGCTTTGATGGTTGCTGGTGTTCCAATCTATCCTGACCCGTATTGCCCTGAAGGTACTGTGTACTTCCTGAACACTAACTACATCTCGCTTTATATTCATGAGCAAGGTTCGTTTGTGTTTACTGGCTTTGAGTCCACACTTCCTAACTGGCAAATTGGTTACGTTGGTGCTGTTTTGATGATTGCCGAATTGGTAAATGTCAAGCCAAAAGCAATGTCCAAGGTGACGGGTTACAACTACCTCTCTCTGTAAGGAGTTACAGCATGTCATTAAGCGCAAATAAAATCCTACTGGCAAATGCCGCCACGAACACCCCCGGTGCGTACATTCTTACGCAATCGTTGGGTAATGCTACCGCCATCATTCCTGCTGGTTTTTATCAGGTGTTGGCTACAGCAAATGTCACTATTGAGATGAATACATCAAACAACATTTCCTCCCCAACATGGGTGGTTTCGTTGGCTAACAACACTAGCGGTGTGATTATTTCTGACGGCGTTAACTTCCGTGCAAACGTCTTGTCTGGTACTCCTACCATCACGTTGTACGCTACCAACGGCGGTCAAAACGCCAGCGGTACTTACAACTCTTGATAGGGGCACACCATGAACGCGAATAATGTAGGCGCACGTTACCCTGATAGTTTTGGCAACTTTGCCCTTTCCACTGCACAACCTATTTATTTGGGAGCTACTGGAAATGCTGTTACCACGCTGTCTACAGTTGGCTCAACTTACATCGTTCGCCGTGTGACCGTTGCAAATGCAAGCGGAAGTGTTGCTCTTGCAAACGTGACTATTCTTACCAGCAATGATGGGAATACAAGCAATGCAGTGACCAATGCTGCTGCTCTGACCACTGTTACAAGTGCTACTAAATTCCAAGACTTAGCCCTGTCAACAGCGGCAGGGACTACGGTTTATAGCGGCGCTTTGTATGTGTATGTTGGAACAGCGGCAGCAGCTAACAACTCTGTTGAAATTACGGTATACGGTGATGTTGTAACACTATGAGTTCAGTTATCTATGTAACCAATCGTGGCGATACCAAACTCCGTGATGGATATGGTGGTACGTTTTACGACTTTCCTAAAGATGAAACGGTTGAGATTCCGTTAGAAGCTGCAAGGCACATCTTTGGTTACATGGCATCAGACAAGATTCCGCACCTGACTCGCTTGGGTTGGGCGCGGAGTTTTGCAGAAATAGACAAAGGATTTGAGAAGTTGGCAGAGTTTCAAATCTCTGAACAGCCTCCCGAAAAGAACCGTTCGTTACCCTCGGCGGTTGGCGTAGTAGCTCTGAGGATTGAAAAATCCCCAGAGCGAAAGTCCACCCAAAGGGCCGCTTAACATGGACGCCAAATGGCAACACTCTCTTCCTACCTTACGGAAGTACAGCGACTCTTGCATGACGCAAACGCTGTCTTCTGGTCTACCTCGGAGTTAACGGACTACATCAACGATGCCCGTGAACGAGTAGTAAGAGATACTGGTTGCCTTCGCACTTTACAAGTAACATCTACGCCCATTTCCAATACTGGAGTTGTGGCAATACCGTGGTCTAACGGTTTAGTTGTAACTGCTGGACAGTTTGTTTTTTCAAACGTGTTCATCTACCAAGTCATTATTGGTGGAACCCTTGCAACAGATTCTGCGCCTTACCCCGCATCTGGTTACGCATTCCCCCCTTCTGGCACGTTTACCAACGGCACAGCCACCCTGCAATACTCAAGCCCTGCTGAAATTATCAGCCTGGCTGCTTTGCCTAACGGCATTCAAACGCTGGATGTTCTGAACGTCACCCTGTATTGGGGAAACAGCCGCATTCCCTTGCGTTATTTGCCGTGGAGCCAGTTCAACTCTCAACTTCGCTATTGGCAAAACTACGTAGGCCGTCCTATTTGCTTCAGCACATACGGTCAAGGACAGTTGTACATTGCGCCTGTGCCAGATCAATCCTATCCTATTGAGGTGGATACAGTTATCTTGCCCACAGCTTTGTCACTCACCAACCCGAGTGTGGTGGACAGCATTGTTGACCCCTACACTACCCCTGTTGCTTTCTACGCCGCTTACAAAGCCAAGTACAAAGAACAGAGCTACGGTGAAGCAGAAATTTACAAACAAGAATACGCCAAGCATGTCCAGGCTGTTCTTAACTCAGTCTATACACGCCGCATTCCTGACCCCTACTCTTCCTTTTAATCATGGCAACAGCAGAACAGAAAAAATCATACGCTGTTGTCAAAGCCTTCAAGGGATTAAATACCAAGGCCAACCGCACGGCTATCGACACAGAAGAGTTTGCGTGGATTGAAAATGCCATGCCTATAGGCTCTGGCAACATCAAAATTACCCCTGCCCAGACCACTGTCAAAGATTCTGGAAATGCTGCTGTTTCTTTTGGAAATACGGTTACTTTTCTTACATCTTCAAACTTAGGGCTGAGCGATTACATTCTGGCGTTTGAAGACAATGGACGGGCTGAATATTTTAAGATTGACAGCGCCACCAAAGGTAACGTGGCTGTTGCGGGGACGTTTTCTAACTCTGGCGTGACTACCGCACAGTACAAAAACGAACGTATCATCATTGGTGACCCTAACAAGGGTTTGTCATCTTGGGATGGCAACAGTGTGGTGAACATTGGTTCTGTGGGCATTATTGGTATCACAAACCCAGGTTCAGGTTATTTGTCTGCCCCTAGCGTGACCATCAGCGCCCCCAATGACGCTAACGGTGTACAAGCCACGGCTGTTTGCACCATCACAACAGGGTCTGGTGGGCTTGCCAGTATCAACGTAACTGCGGGTGGAACCGGTTATACCGCTGTACCAGGTGTAGTTATCGGCGCACCTAACGTAGAAGGTGGTCAACAAGCGCAAGCAGTAGCAACTATCTCTGGTGGTCTTGTTGTTGCTGTGTCAATTACTGTTGCAGGTTCAGGCTATACCTCTGTTCCGTCTGTCAGCTTTTCTTCTGGCGCAGCAGCCGCTACCGCTGTACTTACAACGGGACAGGTCAACACTGTTACCCTCACAAATGCGGGTACAGGTTACACATCTCAACCTACAGTGACCATTTCAGCCCCGCCAAGCGGGACAACTGCCACTGCAATTGCCTCCTACAACACCTTTGCAACCGGCACACTGTCGGTTTTGGTGACTAATGGAGGCACAGGATACGGTGCAAGTGGCTCATTCTCGGTGAGCTTTGCTGGTGGTGCAGGTGGATCTGGCGCAGCAGGTAAAGCAGTTGTGAGTGGTGGCGCTGTTATCTCCGTCATCATGACCAACCCTGGCAGTGGCTACACATCTGCCCCTACTGTGAGCTTTTCAGCAGGTAGCGGCACAGGTGCAACCGGCACGGTGGTACTTAACAGCGACACCATCGTGGACGTAGCCACGTTTTCAGGCCGTGTTTGGGTTGCGGCAGGGCGTACTGTCTACTACAGCGCCGCAGGGTCTTACAGCGACTTTACAAGCGTTTCAGCAGGGTCTTTTACCATCACTGACTCCACTCTGCACGGCAACATTCAAGCCTTGCTGTCTGCCAACAACTTTTTGTACATCTACGGCGATGACAGCATCAACGTATTCTCAGATTTACGGGTGTCTAGTGCAGGGTTAACCTTATTCACCAACACCAACGTAAGCGCCAGCGTGGGTTCAAAACGCTCTTTTGCCATATTCCCGTACTTCCGTTCTGTTCTGTTTATGAACGACTACGGCATGTACGCTCTTGTTGGATCTACCACCAGCAAAATATCTGACCAGCTTGACGGAATCTTTCCGTACATAGATTTCACCAAACCCGTGACGGGTGGACAAGTTCTGCTCAACAGCATTTTGTGCGCTGCGTTCTCGTTCACCTACAACGACCCGTTATCCAGCCCCAGACAGATACAGTGCATCTTCTTTGACAAGAAATGGTTTGTCACCAGCCAGGGAAACATCACTTACATGACTTCTGTGCCTGTTGGTGGTTTGATTACGATGTATGGCGTTACTGGAACTGCCCTCTACAAGATGTATTCCAGCACTACAGCGTCCATCAACAGCACCATCAGAACGGCTTTGATGCCTATGGGTGACCCTATCCGTACTAAGCAAGCCCTGAAGTTTGGTATTGAGGCCACGCTGACGCAAGGTGCGGTGTTGACGGTGACGGTAGACAGTGAGTCTGGCTCTAGCCCTGCTTACACGTTAAACAACGCTGTCACGTGGGTGAATAACTACGGCTCTACACTGACCTGGTTAAATAATTCCAGCGCAACTATTGGCTGGTTGACGGCTTCCGGATATGCTCTGTACAAGTCAGACGCACAGCAATACGGCAAGTATTTAGGTCTGACAATGACATCATCAGACCCCGCATTTGTGTACAACACATTTGAATTTGAACATGAATTACGAGTGAGGTTCTAACATGGCTGTTCCCTATACCTTTGGCACTGCAACCGCTGCCATCCCGCTGTCCCAACTGGACAGTAACTTTGCTACTGCAATTACGCTAGGCAATACTGCTGTCTATTTGGGAAACACCACTACCAGTATTGGCAACCTGACGCTGACAAACGTCACTATCAGCAGTGGTAGCGTAACCATTACAGACACGACTGTATCTGGCAACGTCACACTATCTGGAGGCACAGCCAACGGAGTAGCGTACCTAAACGGCTCCAAGGTACTGACTACTGGTTCTGCGCTGACGTTTAACGGCACAAACCTTGGTGTTTCTGGAAATGGTGCTTTTAACACTGGTTCAAGCGGTGGTGTTGTTTCTGGAACATCTACTTATTCTGGTTATTTTTCAGCATTAGGAGGAGGGTCTG